CTAAACGATTGAAACGTTCTCAGCTTGAGGACCTTTCTGACCTTGAGTCACAGTGAAAGAAACTTTCTGACCTTCGTCAAGAGTTTTGAAACCGTCTGAGTTGATAGCACGGAAATGAACGAATACGTCTGGACCAGACTCTTGCTCAATAAATCCGAAACCTTTATCAGAGTTAAACCACTTAACAACACCAGTAACTTGAGACATAATATAAATCCTGTAAAAAAAAATAGTTAAAGCCTTAACGGCAGTAAAGCTGGAAAATGCCGGTATTACTTATGTTTACAGGACGAAACTGTTCGTATTGATAAATATAAGCCCAACCTTCAAGCTGAGTAAACTATAAACCATTTTCGGGATAAGTCAACAAACATCAACCAAACAATGGTATTTAATTAGTGTCATGACAAAACGGTTTATCTTTGAGCATCAAATAGTTATTTATATCAATTATCTGATCGTTTATTGTTCGCGTTTATGAATTTCGATTTTAAAATCTATCTCACACTCGAGCCCTTGCTCTATTATCTGAGACTTCTGTGAATCACTCAATTTCCATGCGTAAGGTGTCATATTAAGGAAATGATCAATATCTTCCGCACGAGTTAATGTTAATGAATAGGCTAACGCTTGGTGTCCTAAGTAAGTAAAGCCATCTAACACCATAGGCTCTTGTGGATGCAATTTGGGTTCACTATAAATTTTCTTTTTTAACGCATAGTGATGCATCGGCCCAGGAGAAACGGTAATGAGTATTCCGGTTGGTTTTATCACCCGCTGTAACTCTTCAATTTTAGACGGCGCATAAATACGTATCGCTAAATCAAAACTGTCATCAGCAAAAGGCATTTCAAATGCACTTGCCACACAAAAATGTAACCCAGAATAGCGTTTAGCCGCATAGCGAATGGCAGACTTAGAAATATCTAAACCATAAAACTCACTCTGGGGGTTAACCACAGATTGCAACGTTTCGAATAATCGATGACTGTAATACCCTTCGCCACAACCTATATCGAGCACCTTAGTAGCATCTCCAGCAAATTCTAGCGCTAACTGATTTACTTTGTCGCTTAACGGTTGATAAAAGCCTTGATTAAGAAACTCTCGTCTAGCGATCATCATTTCTTTGTTATCACCGGGATCTTTAGTTTTCTTTTTTTGTACAGGCAGTAAATTAACGTAACCTTCTTTAGCACAATCAAATTGATGGCGCTGTTCACATTGCCAAGAATTTTGTTGTTGTACTAATGGTGCGCTACAAATAGGGCAAATATAAGACATGGGTGGGCTCTAGAGTTACTGAAAAATTAAAGATCGTCATCACACAGCTTATTGACCATTTCCGACACGTCTTTAGGGGCTAAAAGTTCAAAACAATCCAATTTACGTTGTAATTGTTCATTATTAAAAAATTGTTCATTAGACGAGCGGCCTAAATTTGAACGCTCTAATGACTGATGATATGTCCGTAATAACCATTGATGCTTATTTTGCAATAAATGATCGAGTTTTAGTAGCTCAGTTGAGACACCTGGATGGATTTTGCCCGACTCGCCCCGAAGATAATCACGTAATTCTCGTCGAACTTGCTCTAACTCACTTATGTGAACCGCAAGCATGGTAGAAGGCTCATCATAATCAAACTTACGTCCTAATATCGCTTTAGCCATTACTAGGGCTTGAGGTTCACTCAATATCCGCAAGTCATTTTCTAACGTCACTAGTTCAAAACGGGCTTCGGCAGATACGCTAAAATGAACATCTCCATCAGCGTGAATATTAATCGTCACTCCATTTCTGAGTTGCTCAATACACACACGTGGAGCAACTCCCATTGAAGGATATAATTTAATCCCCTGCCCCACGAATCGTGGTTGAGTCGGCGTTTTAATATTTGTTGGTGTATGCTCAAAAGCAAAAGTCAAAAACGGTTGGACACGTAAAATGAGTGTTGTTTGCTTATGCTCAACTTGACTAACCACAAATTCAACTAAAGGATTACTCATCGTTGATAGTACTAATAAATCACTCACACTGTCTGGTAAACGAAGTGTCAACGCCGTCGGTTGAGTTATTTCACTAACACTTGGTTGAGTAAATACATGATGATGCATACAATATTCCTTTGTTACTTCAGTAAATTGTAACCAGCAAATCCACATTAGTCATCAGTAAACAAGGTTATATTAGAAAAATCATATTGAAGGCTACCTCATTATCATTTTTTTATGCTGATAAATGTTAACATTGTTCTAATCGCGAAAAGGATCTTATATTTACTATGGCTAACGCAATTCAACCCACGTTATTCTGGCACGATTATATGACTAAACAACCTAAGCCATTAATTTAAAAAGCTTAAAGATAAAGCCAATCCATATTCTGTACACAGAGGTGTACACACATCAATTTGAATAGCATTTTTTGACTAAATCCATAGATGGTAAATTGATAGTACAAGTATGTGTTTATCCAGAGAGCGGGGTTATGTTGCAAGACAATCAATTTAAGACAATACCTATATCATCAAGGCAAAATGTGTTGTGGAAGAACTCCGTTTGAAATGGGTAACAGTCAGCTAGTACGAGTTACATAGCAAATAACTAGAATAAAAATAATTACCCCTAAACCTCTATCTCTACAAACACCAAGTCAGGTGCTGTCCCTAGCACCCTGCCGTCTTGAACGTAGATGTGATCACCAATGCTGCCAGAACCGATGACTCGTTGAGTATGGTTGCTGGCAGTGCTGGCGGTGACGGTGCCGTCGGTGTTGACCGCGTTAATCGTCATGATGGTACGCGGGGCGCTTAGGCTTTGTTGTAACTGCTTTAACATTACGATTCCTTATGCTGGTTTTGGTACAACAACTTATGCAACGTGACGAACGACGGTGATGGTTTGCTCTACATCGATGTCGCCAGTGTCGCTAACTGATGCACTGATTGTCACCGAATCGCACGTACCTTTGAACACATCGACACCTTCACGAATACCAATTAACATACCAGGTGTTGCAGGTGGTAAGTCGGCCATAATAGGCAAACTCATATTGATATTAAGCTTGTTGCCCGTGTCGGCCAGTGCGTTAGTGCCGGCTGTTCGGGCGGCTTGGTTATCAACAATCAGTTGGGCGCTGATGTCATCGGCGGCGATATTGCCTGCAGTGCCTGCACGTTTTACTTTTGCGCTAATGCCCTGCTGCTCACCCCGAAGCCAAACCACATTGCACTCGGTATCGATTTCTTTTGACTCACTGTAACTGGTGATCACCGCATCGTGCACGGTTAAGTCTGGTATTACACCATCCATTAACCACGGCACGGTTGGCCAACGTGGGACCACGGTTAATGCTTTGGTTTCGTCGTTCGATAACAACATGCAACCTAATTGGGCCACGGCTTCTTGCACTGCATCGATGGGCGATTTATTGCCAACGCTAAATGCGCCTGCAGGTACGTTAAAATCAACGATGCCATTAAGCGCAATTGTCCAACCAGTGAATTGCAGCATGTCAGTGAGTAAACCTGCAAAACTGCGTGATGTTGCGTTGGTATAACTGATCGGCAATACGTATGGCGTAGCAAGTTCGGCGCTGCGGCTGCGGCCCGTGCCACGGTATGTTTCATTGCCAAACACTTTGCTTACACTGTTTTGCTCAACCAAAGTAAAGAACTCATAGCCGTTAATGCCGACTTTAAGCAGTTGGTTTTCAGCACGGCTGGCATCGATGCGACTTGAAAAATCAATATTCACTGAGCTGGCCCACTGGCCACGGCTGCGGCTGATACTAATATTGCTGATCACAATTGGTACGTCGTCAGACACACGCACACACGTAATGGTTGGCTGCATTAAATAATACCTGCGCAGTTGAGGTTCAATAGGGGTTTCAAAATCAAGGCTGGGTAAGCTTGGGTTGGCGTCAACTAAACCACCACCGTCGTCAAAGTAGCAATAGTTTGCTGAAGCGGTAAAACGCAGCTGCAATGGGTTAGTTGAATTGGCCCAAGGTTCGCGAAATCGAATCGTCACTTTGCCCGTAGGTGGTCGATATCGGGTTGAACAAATCCAACTGGCGGTATGTGGCCCCCAAGCAACGCTTGGTTGTATTAGTCTGACATTGCCATAGCGGTAAGCCGTGGTGATATCGTTAACTAATGCTGCACCATCACACCAATTGATATTGGCTTGGAACGTATTCAGCCTTGGTGCTACTTGCCAATCGACAGACATAACCGTGCTGTGTTGATTTGGTACCAGCCAAGCCAATGTGAAACCTTGCTCAACGCTAGGAGCAACAAACCATTGCCAGTTTACAGTCAACTCAGTTAACGCATTGCCAGCATAATGTATTGCTGTTTGCAGTTGAGTGAGTGGTTTGTTTTGCCATTGGGTTTTTACACAGTAGTCAGTTGCAGTATTTGATAAAACGCCTAACTGAACTTGATTGCCGAGTTGTTTGCTTGAGTTTACCAATTGATAATCATTGGCCGCGATTAATGGCGGTTGCCAGCTTACGCCTAAATGAATACCCAAAGATGGGGCGCGAATGGGCGGCTCTGGTACCACCTCAGCCTCAAATCGAATGGTGATTGGTGAGGTGGCATTTGGCCAAGGTTCGCTAAATATTAAAAGGGTCATGTATTTGCGTCAAAAAGTTCAGCTGTTATACCATCAACAATCGCGGCGTTATATTCACCACCATCATCAAAGATTATCGCACAAAGGTTATTTGATGAGCTATATTTAACAGGTAATATCATAGTAGTTATAGCAACACCCTTGGTTGTGTGAGCCATGATAACTTCAAACGTAGAACGGTCTATAATTAACAACCGTTCAGCGTCTACATCAGTGCTTACCTCTAACTTAGAGACATATAAGAAATTACCTGCAATAACAACACTTCGCTTTAATTTATTCATACCAAGTAACCAAATTTATATACACTTGGTGAGCCACCCTTGATGGCATCCCCATATGCTGATTACCACCAATGTCTAATAAAACAGGCCAATTTGTGCTGACGTTAGTAGATATTGATGACAGGACTAATCCTGGTAATTCGCCACGTATCCAAGGGGCAATGTTACTTTTAGTAACAGGTACGCCGAACCTATCTTTATACGCACTAAGTGTTCCAATTTGCGGTACAGTAAACAAATTAATTAAAGACTCATCACTTGCGTACCCAGATATGTTTGAATAAGTGTCAGTAAGTAATGCATTAACACATTCGTAATTTTGTTTATTAGTACCACCATCCGCATCATACAAAGCGCATAAGGCGCTGCCTAGTTGGAGTTCACTCATAGACTCACTATAATGTGATGATACATCGTCACCTACTCTAAGGTTACATATGGTTGTGAAAGCCCCTGCATCATTAGCGTAGTAACTATTAATATCACCAGCAAACCATAAGGTATTATTTGAATTAGCGTTAGTTGGTACGCTTTTTAAAGTAGTACCATCTAGTATTTGAAAATAAAACCCTCTTGACGTGCCTATTAAAACCCAATGTGTATCATAAATAGAACACTTAAAAGTTTGTATAAATGAGGCGTTTATTTGTGATGATAATGAAGATGCGCCACTAGACGCTTTTAGGGATATTTCAGTACCGTAAGTATTTAAACCAAGCTCAGCTGAAACTTTTAAGTACCCACCAGTACCGTCTGTTGGCGAATTTCTAAACATAATTGCATAAGTTACTGCATCCTCAAAAGCGACTGACCAACCTAAAGGTTGTTTAGCACCATAACCATTTACTAAACAAGCTTTCAATATAGAAAGTACATCTGAGGGTTTTGGTGATGCCCCAAACTGCGGCGCACCCGCATCATCCCAACGATAAACTGTTACTGGTAATCCCATAATATTGACCTCTTAATTAAGCTTCGTTACCGCGAAACGCTAATACGGCGCGGTCGGTATTGATTTGACTGTGGCCCGCTTGCACGGTTCTAATTGGCATTACCGGTTTAGCGCTGGCAACCGTGGCAAAGCGAATGGCTTCACCAGGATTCCAACCGGCACCGAACGCACCCGAGCGGATCACAAAGTAAGGTTGATTGGTTAGCGAGTTAATTGGGGCAAAGTCGTTTACCGTGTCACCCGTGGCAATTTGGCCAATACGTTTACCGACGCAACGAAACGCTGTGGTCGAGGTAAACACCAACACCCAATCTTCATTCACTGCCGCCGCATTAGTGACCTCAATTGGGTAATCCACCGTGTTTAACGTGCCTTGGGCAGCTTCACCGTCTAAGTCCCAATTGTTAGCCCAGCTGGTCATGTCGCGCACTTTGCCGACTCGCGCTTGTAAGTCACCGAGTATTTGCACACTGGCCACACTTGAACCAATAGGATATTCACGCGACAACGCAGCTGAAACCGTGACTTTATTGGTGTTCACTGCAGTCACTAACGCTAACTCGCTAATGGTGTCGCTTAAGATAAACGGCGCAGTAAAACCGCTAAAGTCACTGTTTAAGGTAACGGTGCCGGCTGTACTGTCCACGCTAAAGTGATCACTGGTTGCGGTCCACAAACTGGCACCTGTTGCGTCGCTAATATCAACAAAGTTGCTGCCAGTGCGAATCGTAACTATTGTGCCACTACTTGGGCTAACGATGTTTTGATAGTCAGTGTGCGACACAGCAATGGTGCCCCAAGCGCGATAAATATCGACAATACCTGCATTGGGGATCCGCAGCGGGTTTAGGCCATAAATGTCAGCAGGCGGTAGATTGCGCACTTGCTCGGTAATGTCATACCGTAAGGTGCTTAACTTAACGTCTTGAGTAAACGACAACTGCACCAGGTTATTGACAATACTGCCGCTAATGCCTGTACCCGTTACCGTGCCGTTACTGTCACAGCTGGCACTGATTAACACATCACCCACGGTAAACACTTGCATGTAAAAGGTATCTAACAATGCATCACTGGCATTGAGTACGAACGTAGCCACATTGGCTGATTCTGGCGCAATGACTAAGCCAACATACACAAGATTAGAGATACCATTCTCAAGCGTGATGATGCCTGTTTGATAGTCCACAATGGCTGCACGTATTTCTTCTTGAACAACAAGCGACCCAACACTCGAAAAAACTGTGATGTATAACGCGCCATCACGCTCGGTAAATTGATATGGCGTACTTTGGCGAGTCACTTTACCCGTTAACGTGTTGGGTACCAATTCACGATCTGCAGGGAACACATCAGCATTGTCATAGTTTTGATACGACACACCCGAGATGTACTGCAACGACACAGGGGTATTGAGATCAGGTTTACGCGATAACGTCACACTCACCGTGTCACTGCTGACCACCACAATGGCGTCATCACTGCCGTATTGAATGCCACCCGATGTGTAACTGGTGATAGGGGTGTAATCAACGGCGATATTGGCGCCCTGTAATACATCAACCAAGGCAAACTGATAGCTTTGTGCAGTTGTCGCATTTTGCGATACGGTTTTACGGACTATGTCACCGTCGCTAATGGCTTGGCCTGTTTTAACTTGTTCGCTTAATACCACTGGCAATAGGTTTTGCTGTACTGCTTGCACGGCTAGATTCTTGTTGCTACTGGCAGCAGTTAACTTACTCACACCATGAAACGTTAACGGGCTGGCTTCGTTGGTGAGTCGCAGCTTGGTGCAATTACTTGTGGCGTTCACGGTGACGTTATAGTCAGGGGTAGCAAAATCGATGGGTGGATCAAATACAATATTGCCTTCACTGTTACCAGGTGCATTGGTATCGGTCACCATGCAGTAATGGGTTTTACGCGGCCAGTCGGCATCTTCAATACCTGCATACTCAACGGTAATGGCAATCACTTGGCCAACGCGTAAACTGGTGGTTTTACGATACTCTTTGCCGTCAAACATATACGTAGACTGTAAATACTCGCGGCTAAAGCTGTTTTGATTGGGTAAGAAGCCTGGTGCGCCCGAACGGATTAATGACCCCGCGGTAACCGACGATTCTAGAATCTCTTTCATTTCGACCATACGGTCTTCATCGTCTAACGCATCGGCTTCAACTAACAACATCGACACGAGCGGATCACTCGGTGGCTGACTAATAAACACATGCGCATCGAGCAAGGTGCCAGTGTCTATGGTGTCTAAAGCGGGGTAGCATTTAACAATATCGAGTGACGATTGCGCGTGGTCAATGTCAGAAATCGCAGTAAATAATTCATTTAACTTACCAGATTGCACCGCATTACGAGTTCGTTGGCCGCCAGCATCGTCGCTGGTACCCAGCTGTTCGGGTTTAAATATCTTTAAATCATTACGGGTAATGCTCATGGGCCACCTGTGTTTATCAATAAGCGAGGAAGAGTTACAGCGTTAAAAATCGTAATACCACGTTTGTCAGCAACGGATACCCACCCAATTGGTCATCAACATCGTCACCAGTGATCACGCTGTTTTTAGTGCTATCCCACATCACGTTAATGTCATTGCCGTCGTGGTTAATCGTAAACTCGGTTAATGTGGTGGCCGCGTGGGCTTGCAGTTGTTCAAACTCACTGCGGGGCATCCAACCGTTTTTACTGCCAAGCTCTAGCGCAATACCTGCAGGGATAATAGTTTGCTGAATATGCGGGGCACCGTTAAGTGCCCGCTTCATATTGGCAGCAACCCGTTGGGTGTTATTGCGGTTCAGCCAGTGCAATGGTTCGGTCAACACAATGGTGTCGATAGTGGTGTTAAACATAGCGCCTCTTTATGTAGTGTTACGGCAAACGAGCGGCTAACCACCCACCGACTGCAAACGCTTAATTTCGGCCACAAGTTCATTCACAATACTGCGCTTGGTTTGTGCATCAAACGTGCGGTTACCCACTTGCAGCTGCAGCACTACGGTGTCGCTACTATTCGCGGCGGCCGTTGTAATGGTTGGCTGGGTTTGGGTAGTCACATTGGTTTGCACAGCACTGGCGGTAGATTGCTGTTTGGTGGTAGCTGCGTCGCTAATGGCTTGCTTTTCGCTAGCGTCTTGCTGGGCTTTGATTTCGGCGGTGCGATAAGCGTAAACCTTGTTTAGCGTTTTTTCGGCTTCTCTCAGTTGGGTGATGAGTGTCTTGTCGCCCGTTGATTCAGCTTGAGCTAACTGGGTTTTAATATCGGCTAGCTCTTGCTGATAACGGCGCTTTTCGATTTCATCCTGGCGGCCAAGGTAACCGTCTAGTTCGTCTTGCAACGTATCGAGGGTTGATTGAGCACTATCACGTAGAGAGTCCATGCTCGATTTAGCCGAATCAATGGCCGTGCGCAGCACTCCCAAGTCTTGATCGTTCATCAAGTTCATTGAGTTAGCCGCACGTTCGGCACTATTGATTAAGCCAATGTTGCCACTTTCGGCAGCATCAAGGGCATCAACCATTTTTAACAGTTCAATGCGTTGGCCATAATAGGCCGCCTGCGCTTGCTTACCGGCTATCTCGGCTTTACGGGCAAAATTACTAATGCCAGTAAAATCGATTGATTTGGCTTGCACATCAAGCAGATCACTAATCTCACCACTTAGATTTTTGTAAATCTTAATGGTTTTCTCTAGTTCACTGCTTGAGTCAGTTAATAGCGTTTGGCCATACAGTATCGACTTAAAGTAAGCCACAGCCCCCGTGCTGAGTTCAGCGACTTCGGCTGTAACACTTTTTAAATAATCGGTGAAGAACTTGGCAACACTGGCTAATGCAGAACCGGCTTGCTGCGCACTTTTAACCACCACCCCCATGGTGTTTTCCATGGTAGTGCCAATGCCTTGGTTCGCATTGTTTACTTGATCTTCAGTATTATTAACATCATCAACCAAATCCTTTTGCGAGTCTTTTAGCCGATAATACTGCTTTATTAAATCCTCAATATTATCGCTCAAGCCAAGATTAGCAGCTTGTTGACGAATACTGGCCTCGACCTGCTTATCACCAGCCGCCGCGGCTTTTATCGATGCGTCCGCATATTTTAAAAAGGCTTGCTCAGCGTCATAAGTTGAGCCGACGCCATTTTTAATGGCTTCACTAGTCTGGTCGTAGGCTTTTTTTGCTTTGGCCGCTAAATCTTGCAGCGACTTTAATGTAGTGACATTGGCTTGCTCCATCGCCGCTTCATAATCATTAACAGCCCTTGTCTGCGCGTCTGTTGAGTTAACCAATTCACCTTGCGCTTTGGCTAATGCCTCTGCCGCAGTTTTCGCTTTAGCTTGGGCTTTTTCATAGTCCTCAACTGATGTAGTGCCCTCGATGTAAGCATCGCGAACCTTGCTTAGTTCTCTGTCGGCAAGTTCGCTTTGAGCAGATAGAAAAACCACAGTCGCCGCATTTAGCTTTAATTGCGAATCGGTTAAATCACGCTGGGCAGAAGATTGAGCAACCAACAAATCAGTTACTTTTAAGGTGGCACTACCATACCTTGTTTCGGCGGCTTCAATTTCCTCTAACGTAGCGGTACCGCTACTTTTCAGTTTGGTGTAATGGTCTTCTGCAGCCTTTTGTCGAGCCTTCCAATCATCAACTTCTTTTTGAGCTAAGCCTGATAACTTCTCACTGGTTGCAACATCCTTTTGATAAGCGCTATAGCGTGCCTCAGCTTGTGATTGCATGGCTGCTTTAACTTTTTCAGCATTCTCAACCTGTGTTTTTGTCGTGTCATCAGAATCACTTTGAATATCTACACCGGCTTGTTTAAGCGCGGTCGCAACATCTTTAGCATCTTGTTTAACTTGCTCAACATACGCCTTAGATATAGATAACAATCCATCAGCGGCTTCTTGGAATTTATTTGATAGAGCATTATCACCAAAAACACTCAGCGCTTTTGCCATACCTAGTGGGAACATGGCAAACGCACCAGCAACTGCAGCACCAAAAGCGGATACCATGAGCGACAAACCATTGAACAACGCGCGCAAACTACCAGAAACAACATTTAAACCTGTTGTGAATGCGGTAATATTTTCGAGTGTAGTCTTAATGCTATCGCCACCATCTTTAAGTATGGTGGTGAAAAAATCACTGATATCCTGTGCGGCTTCCTTTATCTTCCCGCCTTTATTTAATTCATCAAACCTTGCGTTAATGTCTTTAAGTAAATCAACCGCCACCTGGTACGCACCAGAATCGGCAATAATTTGCTTAAACTCGGTCCACTTGTTTGAGATTAAATTAATCTGACCACCCAACAGGTCTAAGCTTTTTGATGCTTGGCCGTTGGCTTGCTTGCCCATTTCGTCAAACAGTTGCTTCATGACGTCGCGGCCCAACTCGCCTGCTGCGCTCATTTTTTGCAACTGCGTCACGTTTTTACCGGTGACTTTTTCAAGCAAGTCCCACACGGGCACGCCGCGCTCAACCAGCTGTAAGATTTCCTCACCTTGCAGTTTCTGCTTAGCCCATGCTTGGCCAACCGCTAAAATAATCCCTTCTAATTTTTCTTGGCTGCCACCTAAACGTGCATTGTAATCAACCATCGACTGCAATGATCCATTCATTGGATCAATGCCAAATGTTTTCAATGAGGCAAAGGCTTGTTTGGCAGTATCTAACCTTGTGCCGGTATTATTGGCAAAGTCTTTAATCCATTTTGTCGCTTGTTCACCACTGGCAATACTGCCCATCATGGCGCTCATTTGCACACCAAAGGCTTTTGCTTCATCCCCTGCGGTGAGGATCGACTTTAGGCTTTCCCATAACTTATCGACACCAATGTAGGCTCCGGCCATGGCAACCAATGAGACAGTTGCACTTTTAATGCTGCCACCAAAATCACCGGCTTGTTTTTTCGATTCTGTTAATAACTTATTGTGGCGTTCAAGCTTGTTATTAACACCGCTTAACGCTGTCTCAGCGGCGACTTGTTGCTGCTTTAATTCTTTACTGGCATCTGCCAGCTTATCCGTACTGATGCCGGCATTTTTTAAACTGGCAGTGTTTTTGTCTAATTCAGTTTTGTTTTTGTTAATACTGCTCGCTAGCTGGTTTACCTCGGTGCGAGCAGTTTTAACCTTTAATGTGTAATCAGCTTTATTTCGACTAGCAGCTTCGGTGGCGGTGCTAACCTCAAGCAGATCTCGGCGCTGGTTATCTAACGCAGTTGCCAGTTCGGTGGCAGCATTTTTTGCGCTGGTTTGTTCATTGGTTAATTTTTGTAAATCGGTACTGGCTTTAGTTAATGCGGTCGCTTGTTCTTTGCTGGCCGTGGCACCTTGTTGTTGCTCGGTACTGAGCTTTGCTACTTCAACCCGGGCTTGTTGTAGCTCGGTTTCATATTTAACTAATGCGGCTTGAGCTTGATTGTATTCTTGCTCAAGTTGATTGGTTGAACCTTCAGCCGCCTTTTGAGCAGCCTCAAGTTGTTTTAATTCTTTAACTGCTGCCTTTTGTTCGGTGACTAACTTGTCGAGTGCAACCGAGTTATCTTTATATGCACGTTCGCCTTTACTGATTGATGCGGTTAAACCATCAATTGAATTGGCGGCCGCTTGTAAATCTTCTAACTCTTTTAAACGGGCATTAAGGATTTCGCTTTGTGATGCTAATTCAGCAACCGCTTTTTCAGACTTCTTGGCTTCACTGGAAAATAAATCTTTGCCCTGAATGATCAGGTTAATGACTTGGTCTTTAAAACTCATACATCACCAAATTAGCGTTAAAAAACAAAATAAAAAACCCACAACATTGCTGTTGTGGGTTGTTGAGGTAAAACGTTTTACGCTGCGCTACGCACAAAGAATTTAGACTTACCAGTAGCGACAATACTGCTGTCGGCAAGTACGCCACCTTCAATGTCAAACGAACCAAAGTCGTCACCGATTAAATCTAGACCTGATGTTGGGCTAGGCTTCCAGCGGTAGAACTTAAGCGTGTAAGGTTTTCCTGTGGCATCGTTGACACCATCAACAATCACTTTGACCTCAGCGCCTGACTCAACCAGTGCTTGCAAAGCGTTACCCGCTTTACTGGTGTAACTGACTTTTAACGATTCTGCTGCAGTAATAGCACCAGTGCTTAATGCACGAATACCACCGGCACTAACAACATAATCAACATCAACGTCGTAAGTAGTTGAACCTGCCGCATTAGTGACAACTGGCGGGATAGTGGTATCAATCATTTTCGCGGTGTCGGCTAAACCATCTAATATGGCAGTAATCACTTCGTCGGTGACAGCACCGGCGGTTAATACTTCAACTTTACCGCGCAAGCCCAATGCTAAGTTGGCGTTACTAAAATCGTTTAATGTCATCGATAGCTTTACCGATTTCACTTTAGTGATTTCAGCGGCATTACCGCCACCGCCACGATAGTTAGGCTGCTCTTTGGTTTCTTGCTCGATGTCGATTTTTACGCCACTGGCGTTACCAACATCGCGGCCATTGACATACACAATGCCTGAGCCGATGTAACTTTCGGTTACGGTTTCGCTCATAATTTATCTCCAAATGTAACTAAATGAACAAGGGTTAAGGTAATGACCGCCAGACCATGTTTTTCATGGGCTTCGGGCATAATGTATTTACAGGGTTCAGCTTCTTTAAAGCTGATAGCACTAGGCAACCACGAGGGTTTTTCAGTGTTACGCTCGTCTTTAAAAAAGGCGCTGCGAATGTCTCGAACTAAGTTGATTAGTTCGGCGGTGGGTTCGGTTGATTTACTTAAATTGATACCGGCTACCACTTGTAAGGCAATTTCATCACGGTATTTATCTAGCCCGTTTTTAGCACCGAACAAATCGGTGTAAGGCTGCAAAAAGATAAACTGTTGTTCTTTTGCCAGCCCTTGGGCATAAAACCCTTCGCGCACAGCCGCGCCGTCAACCAATTTGAGCCGGTCTAAAATAGTTTGGATCATGGGTACCTCGATGCCTGGTAAAAGACTACTTAGCGTATTGGCCATATTTTTTACGCAAATGGGCAATAATGGGTGGCTCTAAATCGTCACGCATAAAGCCAAAGCTGCCCGCCACTGAAGGGCCGTATAACGCTTTTTGTCCGTTAAGTTCACGCCAAGAGTTATTACCCTTTTTGCGACTGAACATTAGTTGATTACCGTTGCGGCCAATGACAGTAAACGCACCACTAAACCACACGGGTTTATTGCGAATAACGTTAACGCTAAAGCCTGCAGCCACCCTTGCCGCCCGCTTACCCACTTTATAACGTGGGCTGGCAAAACGGGTTAAGGTGCTGGGGCGCATCCTTGCACTAATTGATGCAGTTAGGGTTTTAGGATTAATGCTGACACTGAAATATTGCTCAACATACGACTTAGACTTAAAGCCGTATTTGCTGAATACACCATCTACAGCAAGTTGATTACCAAACTTGGCAGCCTCATCTATGGCTTTAGCAATCGCGGGTGATTGAGCATCACGCATGCGTTTAAGCTCGCGATCTACAGCCTCAAACCCTGTGACTCTTAATGCCATAAATAACCACTTATATTTCTAAGTAAATAAACGTGACGGTAATTTCATCCCGCGTATGCAGTTGAGTTAACCTATGTTGCTTGCCATTTAACTCAAACACATCATCAGCCATTACCGCGCCTTCTTGCTGCAAAAACTCAGCGAGTGCTATCGGTTCTTGAATGTATTCATTACTGCGATCTATTTCGGTTGGCGGCAGGTGAACACTTCGGCTGAATGCTGGCGATCCTGAATTAGGAATAAACTGGCACGGCTGTGCCAGCTTAATAAACGCACGTGCCAGCTTGGCGGCTATGCGTTCGTTAACGCTAGGCATTAACTTTTACCCAAACGCTATCACTCGGGTTAGCCGCATCGGCCCATGCTTTACCGGCTAAGGTATTGCCAGATGCAACACTAGTGATCATGCCATCAGCCTTGATATACACCTGCCCACCTTGGGTAATGTCATCTGCAGTCACTTTTGGCAATTCATACACGCCTTCAGTTGCACCCACACCTGGCTCACCAATAGCAACATTGCCAAGCGACACGGCAACCACTTTACCTACTAATACTGGGTCACCACTAGCAACTGCTGCCGTGGCGATAAAGTCGATGGTAGTGCCATCTGCTACACAATTTTTCATAAGTTTTTTCCCAATTACGTTAAAAATTTGCCATTAAAAAGGCCGCTGACTCAATCGAGTTCGCGGCCCTGTTGTTGTAAAAGGCTTTAGGTTTACCACTGCCTTACACACCCGTTGATTTAACCAAGCCACGGTGATCAAGTGGTGATACACCGGCATCAATACGCACTTTGGTTGCTACACCATCAACGGTGAAACCTTGTTGCTGCTCAATGTATGGCGTGTCGATACCATCAAGGTAAGCCACTTCAATGGTGTCTTCACCTTGAGCGGCTGACAAATACCACTCTTTATCGCTTTTCGCTTTTAAGCGAGGCTCTGACAATACTTCAACAAAGTCGCGGATTGGGTTAGCAATACCTGAGTTTGCATCGGTGCCTTTAACCGACGTTGATTGAATGATTTGCAGCACTGCACGCTTAAGGTTAGGTGGTACCAATGCAAATGCTGGCATGATGTTTAATGGAGATTCGCCAATCATTTGCGATTCCATTAACTCAGCCGCAATGCTGAACGCTTCAACGCTTGGTGCGCCCGATGTTAAGTTGCCGTGATCGGCATGGAACAAAGCTTTGCCGTCGTTCATTTTGGCGTTTTTGGTTAACACGGCCCAGAACAAATCACCAATAGTGCGCTTAGCGGCTTTACCCATTTTCATCGGTACGCCCATTAACATGTCCATGTCATCGTTGATAACCGTTTGGCGTGTTAACGTGAAAATGCCGCCGTAAGTTGCTAGGGCAATTTTTTCAGCGTGGTCACCAACAGTGATGTACTTGTACTCTGCTCCGTCCTTCACTTCTGGTAAGCTTTTAAACTCACCCATGCCAACACGATGCGCGACTTTAAAGTCACTTAACTGACCTTTTTTAGCGATACGTTCAAAGGTTTCAGCCGCTTCAGCCCAACCTTTTAATACTGACTTATTGGCCACATCTAACATGATGTTACCGAAATCAGATGAGGTATGAGTAAACGCTAACCCCACCATTTGCATCACGTTCATACCGGCACAACCAATACCGCGGTCGGCTAATGATGCACGAGCAAGTTCACGTAAGTTATAGCTACCATAGCCATTGTCTTTTTGTGCCGCTTCATGGCCTGCTCGAGCCATTAATTGCGCACGAATTGAGTCACCAACAATGTTACCGTTGCTGGCATGAATAATGACACTTTTAGGCTGTACGGCGCATGGCGTGACACCTTCGCCAAGCTTAGCCAAAATCATGTCTTTGGCTTTGTCTGCGTTGATGTTGGCATCAGCAATACAACTGTTTTTAAGTTCAGCTAATTGCGGGAACGTAGCAAACGCGGCATTAATACCGGTAATACGTTCTGCATTAAAGGTAATGGCAGCAGCTTGAATATCAGCTTGCGACGGTGCAACTGGTGCTGGTACCGAAGCTACTGGGGCTGGTGTATTAATGGCTGCTGGCGCAGGCGAATTGGGGGTGGTAGCACCGATATTGCCCTGTTGTGCTAGCAGGGTTTGTAATGCTTTAGGCATATTATTAAAGTCCTTCAGTCGTTTAAAATTAATTGATGCAGCCATTTGCATCGGTTCTATCACTTCATCTGCTAGCCCAAGATCAACCGCTTCTTGCGCAGACAACCAAGTGTCTTCTTTAAAAAATTGTCCTAGCTGTTCATCACTTAACTTGCCGCCGGCTTTATCTTGATAAGCCTTGCCCATACTTGAGCGCCACTTATCGAGCAAGTCCGCGTATTCACGTAAATCATCAGCAGTACCAACGGCACCGCCCCAATTGCTATGGATCATCAAAAAGGCATTGGACGGCATAATCACGGTATCGAATGCCATGCAAATAACACTGGCCATAGAAGCTGCAACCGACTCAATACAAATCGACTTTTGGCAAGGCCAACGCGCGAGAATGTTATAAATGGCCATGCCGTCCATCACATCGCCGCCACCCGATTGAATGTAAGCGTTAATTTGCGATACTTTGCCCATTGCACGTAGGTCAGTGGCGATTTGTTTGGCGGTAAAATCCCAGCCAACATCGCCATATAAAATCAATTCGACCACGCCATTGGCAGCACCTTTCATGCTGTAGATACCGCGTTTTCCTTTACTCTCGGTCAAGCTCGCTGATGCGCTTGGCATTAGCATCATGGCGGCCACGGCTAGACTTAGTTTTGTCTTTTTCACTTGGGGTTTCTCCGTTTTGTGGCTCTGGGTCGTTACCCGTGACCATGTCGTTTTCGCGGTTAAACTTCAGCTCACGTTGACGTTGTCGTTTAACTTCGCTTGGGTTACGGCCACGAGCTCGCGCCCAGTCAGCCTCGGTTGCGGCATTACCGGCTATCATCATTTCCCAACCTTGGGATTCTTTGCGGGGGTCAATCCATGGCATGGTGGGGCCGTAATACACAGCATCAAACAAGGTGCGGGTGTCTAGGTCTGGCGGCAGGGTGATAGGGTCCTGCTTGTTCATTAACTCCATTTCCAACCAGTTACGAAACGCAGGCCGCGCCCAACCGGCACAAAACCATTGCTGCATAATGCGGTTCGACTCGTCTTGCTCAACCAGCTCTTGGCGCTGGCTTGAGTAACTGCCTTGATAGTCACGCGCAATGCTCGAGTAACTACCGCGGGTCCCCGCGGCACAGGCTTTTAACTGGCCATTACGAAAATCGACTAAATGCACGTTGGGGCGATTGGACTCAATCATGCCGACGTCTTCACCAACAGCGAGATCATCAAAGGTCATGCCTGGTGCAATGTTAATTTCACGGTCAGCTTTAGCATCACCATCTAGGCCAAACATACTCGCGTCACCGCGTTTGATGTAAAACGCTAACGCTGCAGCAATACGAGCGGCTACCCGTTCAGATTCTTCATAGTCTTTAATGTCGCCAAGGCGCGTTAAAATGCCGTGAAAAATACTGATACCGCGCAGCTGGTGCAAACGCTTAAACATGCCAAGGTGCAGCATGTTACTTGCAGGTACCATTTTGGTTTTATAGCGAAAGCCAATTTGGTCAGAAGGGTGATCAAACAACACATGGTAATTAACCACCTGCCCCCAACCATTAACCTCTAACCCTTGTCGAACGCGGGTTGATACATCGTTAAGTTCAAACGGAATGTAATCAGGCTCTAACGCTTCAATACTGTATTGCGTGCCTTGCGGGTTGGGATGACCAAACTTAGCCACCTTGCCACGCACTTGATGGCCGAATACTTCACCGTCGCGCAATGCGGTACGTAACACTAAGCGTTCAAGCTCTGGCCGAGTGTAGCGCCCTGTTACGTCAGGCTTTAATGACCATGCAGCAAAACGACGCTGAATATCATTGGCCAGTTCGTCGAGTATTTCACCGCTTATGCTGCGGGGCTGTGGCTCAACCACAATACCTTGCGCACCAATTACCCGTTCTTCCATGCGGTCTAAAATGCCAATACTGAGGTCGTGGTTTTCATCTAACCATCGCGCCTGTTCGCGCAAGCTTTTACCTGCTGCAAATACCGCTTGGTTTGCCCCGCGCCCCTCTTTATTGGCTTTATGTGTTCGGCTTGGGCTGGCTGCTTCGTAACCTTTTAGGTTGCGATAACTCATTGCGGCTGCCTGTCGTTTTAGCGCCCAGCCAGGGGATAAATACGATAGTGCATCGTTAATAATGCTCATATTGATTCCTAGTTAAATCGGGCGAGTGTGGTACCCCGTGGGCGGGTGTACATGCTTAAGGTGCGCTGCCATTCCATGCGGCCTTTACGAATTTGTTCCAGGTCTTCTGTACTCATCATTTTGCCGTTGATGCTGACGGACTTACCCGCCAGTACATCTTTTTCGGCTTCGATATACAGTGCGACCATGTCTGCCGCTTCTTGCTTTGACATTACAGCCAGCCTCCTGATTTTGCCGAACCACCATTTAGCCAGTTATTGGCTTGGCTCTTTTTCGGTTTTTTGGGTTGTGGGGATGTTTCGGTTGATGCTTCGTTTTGAGTGTCGGTTGTTATCACTTTACTGAGCGAGTCGAGATTAATGCCAAAGCGATCAATGGCGATATACAGCGCAGCCAAGGCATACACAAAACAGTCCAGCGCTTCGTTACGTCTGCCGCCAGCTTCCCAGCGATAAACAATGCGACCGTCGCGGCGTGTCGGCAATTTGCGTTCAGACGTTAACTGTTGCAGTTCGGTGTCATCACAAATGCTGTCGTTAAGTGGCAAATGAATTGCACCAGGTGTACGCGTATCAACACTGGGTTGAGTGCGCATCATGGCCATAATCAACTCTTTGGCGTTGTCGGTACCCACCTCGGTTAAATACACACCTTTGTTGCTTCGCTTACGCGGGAAATTGGCAATCGGCTTGCCGTACATATTGGCGCCTTTAATGGGTACCACGCGGAACAAACCCAGCTTTTTACTCATTGAGTAAACGGTATCGGAGTAATGGCCGCCCGAATCCCAACACGTTGTGCCAATGCTCAACACAATGCCGTCGTTACGGGGGTAACTTTGGTTTAAGCGCAGCGCGACTTTATCCAGCAACACTTGGCTGGCTGGGTCGCCATACAAAATAAACCTATCGATTAAGGCGCACTCTTTACCTGCCCCCCACCCCCAAACACGGCCTTCGTATCGGTCGTCTTGGGTATCAACACCCGCCGTGACATACACAACCCAATCGGGCATTTTGCCGTTGGGGTACATTTCACGCCTGCGGCCTAAGTCTTCCCACTCAATGCGTTCGCCGTTGTCGTTGTCCCACGGCTGGCCCAATTTGGTGTTAACAAAGGTTTGTAACTTTTCTTTATCGCCTTTAGCTTTGTAAAACTCAGTGACTAACTTGGCCCAACTGTTAAGGGTGTTATAGGCCGACCAGATATAAATCGAGATATTTTCGGGGGTTAAAAAGTCGTCGCCGTCTTTATCAAAAAACGAAATAAAGTCTGTGGTGTACACGCCCGTTTTGTCGCATATCCATAAAGCGCTTGGGTGTTCTTCCATGTCGTGCAGTTGATTGTTTTCAATGCAGCACCCGCAGTGCTCGCACACGTAATAGGCGGTTTTTGGGTCGCTACCTTGCCACTTAATACCAAAGGGTTCAGTTTTGCCGCCCCACTTTAAATGCTGCAATTCATCACAATGTGGGCATGGTAAGTTAAATCTAAATTGGTACTGGCTTTCGCTACAGGCTTTTTCAATTTGGCAGGTACCTAATACTTTAGGCGTTGAACCCCGTATCGATTTAGGAAACAACGACAGTTCAACACGGGTATCACCTAACGATGTGGCATTACCTTCGTGTTCGATTGACTCATCAAAACCCGCTAACTCATCGTAAATAACATCATCAGTGGATATTTCACGGTAGTTAGCCGCGGCGGTACCACCACGCACCATTAAGGTTTTACCGTTGGTAAAAATTTTATCTTCTAAGGTACTGTCTTTATGTTTGCGACCAATCCACGGCGCTAAGGCTTTCCAAATCGGCATGTCGCGTATGGCCGTTTCAACGTGCTTTTTCATGAACGTTTTGGCGGCACCGTCACGCGGCTGGTATATCAGCACGTTACGTTTTTTGTGTTCTATCTTGTAACCCGCATTGGCCATCAGCATTTTGGTGTAACCCACACGCGCTGACTTCATAATGTTCAGCGTGGTGATTTGGTCGTTACCCATGGCATTCAATATGCCGATTTGAAACGGTAAGCTTTCCCATTTACCTTCGGTGTAAGACGATTCAGACGACATATAAAAATGCGTGTCTGCGTATTCACTACAGGTCAACATAGGTGGACGATAAAACGATTTAAGGCCAGCAGCCACAGCAGCTTTCAAATTCTTAATCTGTGCTTCTGATATATTCATCTAATAAATCCTCAATGCCGTTTGCCAGTTCAGCGGCGGTGTTTTGGCTTTTAATCACTTCAGCGCGAATAGCGTCTATGGTGCGTTCGGGCATGTCGGGGAATTTACGTTTTACACGAATGTGTATTTGGTCCAGCACCGGTGATATTTGCGCGGCTATTCGGCTAAGCACAAACGAGCAAAACCTCACCTCGACCACTTCTTTGCCGTCTTTTTCGTTTTTAAGCTCTTGGCCGTAGGCTTGCGCTTTGATTAAGCGGTAACGCTCAAAGTCGATATTGGGTTTTTCGTTATCTTCGGGCGTTGGATTGCTTACATGCTTTTTGCGCTCATTAGCCACGCGATTACCCACCACGTCGCTCATGGTGTACAAGCACTCACGGCCTTTTTTGCTGTGTATTGGCACATCCCATTTATCAAATGCTTGGGTACTAATACCCAAACTTTTGCACAGGTCGGTTTTGTTCAGTAGCACTGGCTCGGCGTCGGGTGTTTGAATACGTGCCATTAGCTAGTCCTTGTGAATATCGTCTAACACATGGCTACATCGTTCTTGTTCAATATGCTGCAATTGTTTAAGCAACACCTGCTCTTGCAGCGCTTGTATTCTGGCTTCACGCTCACTTTTTAATGTCGCACGCTGGCGCTGGCGGTCTTTATAAAACCAGTTAATAAACGCGGTAAACACAGCACACAACACGCCGACTACAACACCAATATCCATATCGTTCACATAGCTGCCAGCTGCGGTAAAAAACGAGGCGATGTAAGACAATAACGAGGTGAGTTTTGCACTAAGGTCAGTCGTTATGCTCATATTGTTGCCGCCATTGTTGTAGGCGCAGCATGTTTGCATTACACATTGCTAGCGCATTGGTTTGAGTAAGGGAATGATTCAGTAAATCCAGATTTGAGAACCCAATAAAACGTCGGTTATCACAAAGCTCAAGCCAATCAGGGGGCGGTAACACATAAACCGTTTTGGTCTGTGTCACCACTTTGACAATCGGTTTGCTTGAGCAGCTGCACAGCATCACTAGGCAAATCAGTATTAGCCCATGTTTTAGTTGGCTCATGGTTTGATGTCCTTAGCTGATTAGCACGTTCTAGTTTGTGATCTAACGTCGATTGGAGATCGGCGACTTGCTTGCGGTGCGACGTGTTTAGCTCGGTGATAATGCGGTAATCACGTTCAAGCGATTTAATCCGCTCGTCTTTGTTAGCGTTGCTGCTCAGTAACGCATCCACGCTAACTTGCGATTGCAACAAGTCATGGCTTAATGTGCTGTTTTTCGCTTTGAGTGAGGTAATGCCTAACGCCCCAACAGCAATCACAGTCGCCATAACCAGCACTGCACATAACAGCACTGTGGTTTTAAAGTCGTTAAACATTACAAATCCCTCAAACAATAACGCCGCTCATTTGAGCGGCGTTTAATTAAACCAGGTAACTTTTTCTTCTTGGCGTAAACCCACCTCGGCAACTCATTACATGCACCAACACGGTCACCAGCCCACAACTTTTTACGCAGCGTAGAAGCCCCAAAAGCATCGGCCCCAACGTTGTAAATAAAACTCAGGTAAGCAATGTGTTCACCCTCGCTTAACGGCGGCGTGAGCTTTACCAATTCACGGTCAAAGCTTTTAAGGCTGGTTGCCAGCATGTCTAAGCACTGCTGGTGAGTGAACACCATGCCAAGCTTTATGTTATGCCCAGTTTGGCCAAAACAGGCAGTTTCAATACCGGCAGGGTCAATATAGGTGCGTAATACTTCACCTTCACCTGTGGCAACTAACACGCCGCCCGTAAGAATGGCACCAGTGAAACCCAGCGCCAAAAGCCTAGTGTTAATATTCATGCTGCACCTGGTCAATATGAGCAAAAAAAAGGGCTCCAATGCAGGAGCCCAACGGCGATGATATAACGTGAGAGAACGCAAAAAGGAACTAGAGAGGAAACAAAGCCAGTTACGCAGTGGTATCAAGCTTATATAAACTGTACCTGTTTTTAGGGGTAAAAATACGCCATATATGGCGTGTTTTACGCCACATATGGCGTTGGTAGAATTGGCTTTGTGTGATATGTAAAACCGATAACTTCTAGGTTTGAATTAAAAGTTATCGGTTAAGTGAGTTGCTGCAAATAGAAATGGTGCACAAGCTTTAACACGCTGAATCACATTATGCGAACTATAGTGAATTGAGGTTCACGCCCACTTAAGCGGACAAAAGTGCTTGTTAGGAATTATTTTCTAGCCACTTAGATTTTCTTTTATTGACAGATCCTAATGACACACGCATTAAATAACTGACAAGGATATTGCTGACATTTAATTTAAAAAGAGTGTTCATACAAAATACCCCTCGTGATGTTAGCTGTTTATTATTCTTGAAATTATTTGGGTGATAAGGTCTAAGATCATTTAACATTTCATTATTTAGTAAACTCATTTCGTCTCCGATTTCTTTATTTTCAATTTTCCTTAATTCTAGCAGACGAATTATCTTTTTATCCAACCTATTAAGCTCAAGCAAATATGTACGTTCAGCTTGCGAGAACAACACACTTTTCATATTTAGTTCAAAAATATATTTACTCGAAAATTCTTCATACATTGATTCTTTGTATTTTTTGAGACGTTCCAGTACCCCATACTCATACTTTGAGCCTGAAAATTTAACTAAACTTTTTGAATATGTATCTACGTTTAAATCAAAAACAAGTTCTTGAATGGAGTGGGCAATATCATTTCTATAATCAATGATTTTTTCAATGTCTTTACTATCTTCTACAGACAAAATATTCTCAGCTACCAACAATTTCCAAAGCTTTGTATATATTTTTTTGGTTCCATCTGGAAGTCGCTCATCAATATTGCTATGAAGCTTTCTAAATTCATCAGTAACTTTGATTGTCCTTAACGCTAAAGACTTTATTTCTTCTACATAGAATAAAATCATTACCATTTCTAGAGCTCTAAATTTCAATATATTTTGCTCTAGGGCTCTTAGGTTTTCCCCTCTCGGATTATAATTGAACAT